GATCGGTTGCCGGTGACTTCGTTCGACTGATGATAATCGGAATCGGCGAAACGATGGCCGGTGACACAATCACCGGAGCCGGTTCGGCCGTTTGAATATGCGGAAGAAACATGAACGGAACCCTTTAATTGAGTGACTGACAAGCAACGGAAAAACCCGCCGGGGGACGTCCCCCGGCTCGGTGGTGAAACACTGGCGAACGTCAAACGTCCTGCCATCCCGTTTTCAGCAGTTTCTGCCATTTCCCGTAACGCCACTTGAGCTCAATTCCCTTGCGAACTTTCGGACGTTCAACGGGAACCGTCTCCACACGAACGGCCGAACGGTTGCCGATACAATCACACCAAAAATTGTGCCGCGGGAACCGCAACGTGAACCCGTTCGGAATTCTCTCAACGCGTATCTCTGCAGGATCGTCCTGAATTCCGGTTGCGTGGTTCATCAAGTCGTGGACGTCGAACCGCGTAGGCCAAAAATGCACAATCTCAGTTGGTTCATCAGTCCAGGGCATAGCGTCGCGAATTCTCAAACGGCCGTTTTCGAGCACAATAGACAGTCCCACAATTGAACCCCTTTACAATGGCCGGAGCCGGTTCGGCTCCGGAGACAACGGAAAAACCCGCCGGGGGGACGCCCCCCGGCTCGGTGGTGACTTGCGACGTTAACGTTCGTTTGACAGTGGCATGATGATATGAGAGACGGTTGATTCCTCCGCGCTGGTCAAAACCATGGCCGTATCGGAATCGTGAAACGCCAAACTTGCCGATTCATCGGACATAGTTCGGAGTGACTCAATGAGATACTTTGGATCGAACGTAATGACGAACGGCGCGCCGTCTTTTGTCAGAACCCCGATATCTCCGGAGCCGGAAACAATCGGACACGTTGTTTCTGACTTCCCGCAAGATGGTGATTTCCCGCGGACCGTCAAGAGCTCGGAACCGGCTCGGAATTCCATATCTACCCCGCGCGATTCTTCATCACAAACCAGGCCGGCAGTCTCCAATGATTGAATCAGGCGTTTGCGGTTCATGGTGATGATGGCCGGCGGATTGCGTGGGATGACGTCCCGATAACTGGGGAATCGTCCTTCTAATTGCAGCCCGCGGATTGAAAACGCGTTTTCCGATTCAATCACCAACTGAGACAACGTCGAACCGGCCACGTAAACCCACTCAGAATCAACCATTCTGGCAAGGCACGTTTTGAGCTCGTTCACAATCCGCATTGGAACGAGAATTTTACGCGTGTTCATCTCCATAGAATCGAAGCCATCCGGCAACGTCCCGACAATCGCGGCGGGAACCGTTGCAACGGCCAAACGTCTGGAATCAGTTCCGGCCACATTGATAGACTCCGGAGTGATATCGAAACACAATCCGCCAAGAGCAAACCGGCCTGATTGTTCATCGATTGCGTATTCAGTGGCCAGAATCGCGCGTCTCAAGTCACCAGCGCTAACGCCACTGGCAAACGTTGCGGGGAATGGCTCGGTGAGTGACGCAAAGTCATCTGTGAGTGGTTCGGCGGGTAGTGAGAACTTCCCGTCTGCAGTTTCGATTGTCAGTTCCGTTGAACCGGCGGGATTGAGCTCGGCGGAAACTGTGATATCAACGGCAGTGAGTTTGGCCAGGATTGTGGCCAAACGTTCGGCGGGAATGACGATCGACAATTCCCCGTCAGTTGTCTCAGTCTGAACGCACAACGTCAGAAGAGAATGGCCGGAGAATGATTCGAGCCGAACGCGTTCGCCGAACCGCATGACAACCAACTGACGCGCGGCACGTTTGTTGTGCGAAACCGCCTGTTTAACGTCGTTCAAAAACCGTTTGCGGTTGATGTTGATGGAAGCGCGGAGGGGTTCGACTTTGACGGGTTCCGGCTCCGGAGCCGGAACCGTGTTGCGTCCCTGTTGAACGTCGCAGAGTTCGTGCCATTCCGCAACCGTCAAAACGTCGCCTGGACGTTCTGTGATCGTCCAGACGATAGCGCCGAACGCGTTCCGGGTTCCCGTCAATTGGGTTCCTGTTGAGAGTGTGATTGAACCGCCGAACGGAACCGGCTCGGAAGTAGTTCGGCGAAACGTAGAAACGACTTCGCGCGCGGTTCGATGCAAATTGTGGACGTTGACAAATGCCAGCATGACGAAAACCCTTTGAACGATGGCCGGAGCCGATCGGCTCCGGAGACTGAAAAACCCGCCGGGGGACGTTCCCGCGGCGGAGGGAAGAACATAGAACCGGGGACGTTAAACGACTGACTTTGAGAAGATACGTTTGAGCGCTTTTGTGTCGATTGAACCGGCCAAACTGAAAGCAGCTTGCCAGCGTTCGGCCGTCCACAACATAGCCGAACCCGCGGCACGTTCGGCGACTTCTTGACTGTACGCGTCGAATGATTGCGCTGCTTTTGTAATTCCCTGAATGACGTCGAACGCGGTCACCAGAGCCGATTCCGTTCGCTGTTCGTTGAACCCGTCTAGGATGGCCGTTGCGTTGTCTTTCGAGATTCCGGCGATGTTCAACGTCTGCAGAACTGCGCCGATCACCGGCAACGGTTCGGCACTGGTGACAATGCCACGCGTTGCGAGCATGCTATCAATGCCACTGTTCAACAACGGAATCTGCCGGTTTAGGTTGTCGCCGATTACCCGAGCCAATTCCGGCAAGTCGATATCACCGCGGTGAGTCTGCATGATATAGCCGATTCCGTCAACACGGTCCCAAATACAACCGTTCTGACAAATGGCTCGGAAGATACTCGGAAGTGACCGGAGCCGATTGTGTCCCGTCTCCCCGTTGCCACAAGCCAACATTCCGCCATAATCCGAGTCTGATTCCGCGCGGAGTGAATCGGGAATCAGGACGTTAAAGAAAATCGAATCACAACCGTCATCACTGCGGAAGTGACTGACAAGCCCGCCGGGGATGATGCGCGACAACGTCTCAAGATACCACGCGTGATCAATCACGGCGTATTCTTCCGACAAAAACGCACGGATAGAATTGTCCGATTCACGCGTACGAATCAGGCATGTTTTCCCGTTCAGTTTGCGGATTCCGTTCGCTGCAATGAGTGCCATTGTCTCGACGTCGGCGGAATCACCGGTCACCAGTCGGCGCGGCAACGTTTGGCCAATACGGGTTTTCTCGGCGAACTGGTCGAGTCCCTCCGCCGACATTGTGAGACGTCTCCCCGTGCGTTTGTCGATCAGTCCGAACCCGCCGGAATCGGCAACCGGTTGCAATTCCGAAAAGTCGCGCACGAGGTCTAACGTGTTGCCACGCGTGGCGTGAACGTGGTCGATGGCCTGGTCGAACGTCATCACTTTACCACGTGTCAACCAGCGTTCAGAGACGTGAGAAAAACCCTGCGCGGTTCCCATTGTCTGATTAGCATGAACGAAGTCACCACGTCGGCCAGTGCCACGCAACGGTTGCAACGTCTCGACTGATTCAACGGTGACCGGCTCCGGAGTGACCGGAGCCGAAACAACCGGCGGAGGGGGGACGACAACAACGGGGACCGATGGCCGAACGACGATGGCCGGAGTGGTGACCGGCTCGGTGGTCACGGTTGCGACGACTTCAGAAACAGCATTTGACTTCAGGTGTGCAAGGAACATAACAAAAACCCTTCAACATAATGGCCGGAGCCGATCGGCTCCGGAACCGAAAAACCCGCCGGGGGGAACCACTCCCCCCGGCTCCGGTGACCTAGGCACGGTCACAGATGAGTCCGTGCTGTGCTTCCAAGCAGGACTCAAGCAGTGCGATTCTGTCAAAGAACCAGTCAGCACAATCGAGTTCAATATCCAGCTTCCAGAATGCTTCGACGACTTTGACGGTCTGCGCGTCGGTGACTTCCTTGTTCAGTTCTCGGTCGATCCGCTTGGCGAGTGTTGTAAGCTTCATTGTTCTTCCCTTTGATGGCCGGTGATCAGTCTCACCGGTGACCGTGCCAGCGTTGGCACTGTGTTGCATAGATGCAACCCCCGTGCCACTCGTCACAAAAACGTGGCGCAGGCGAAAACGCTGGAATTTTGCGTGGTGGCGTGGCTCGGTGGACGCGTCCGGAGCCGGTGGTGTAGCATTTTGCTGCAGCAAAATGCTACACTGTTGCAAAATGCTACACTCGCCAGTGCCTCGGCCAGTGGCACACCTGCGCAATGGCCGAGCACGCCACGACGCGACGCACGGCGGCTCTACGTCGCCGAGCACGCCACCACGCGACGCACGGCGGCTCTACGTCGCCGAGCACGCCACCACGCGACGCACGGCGGCTCTACGTCGCCGAGCACGCCACGACGCGACGCACGGCGGCTCTACGTCGCCGAGCACGCCACCACGCGACGCACGGCGGCTCTACGTCGCCGAGCACGCCACCACGTGACGGCGTCCACGTCCCACGCTACCACGTGACGGGGGGTAGGTCCGATTGTGCGGCTCTGCGACTGCGAGACCACGCCTTGCTCGTCCGCAGATTTTTGTGCGGGTATTTTAATCTAGAAAGTTGAGTGTCGCATTAGTGCAACACTCTTGCGGGAATTTCACATTGTCGCAAGAATGCAACATTGAGGAGGCACGACAGATGCCACGGCATCCAAAAGCGCCCAGTCTGCGGATCGCAGATGGGACACATCGGCAAGGAGTTCACGGACCGAAGGAGGCTTACGGCGCGGAGACGGTGTTGACCGAATTGCCGCGAGTTCCCGGGAAGAAGAAAGCGGAGTTCACTCGCCGGTGGAAGCAGTACGCGGCGGAGTTGTTGGCGGTCGGGGTGCTGACTGCCCGGGATTTGCCAGCACTTGAGGCACTCTGCGATGCACACCAGGACGAAAGTGATGCACGAGCCGACATTGCGAAGAATGGCGACTACTTTCCGACGATGTCCGGGATGGCTCGTCACCCTGGCTTCGTCACGATGGAAAAGGCAAGGGCGTTCATTCAGCAGGCTCAGATGAATCTTGGCTTTTCTCCGATGGGCCGAGCGAAAGTGCCCCCAGCACTTGGCAACACCAAGTCGAGCAAGGTTCAAGGGATGAACAGGAAGATCTAGTGGCGAAGTCGTGGAAGAAACTCAGCAAAGCCCAGAAAGCCGCCACAGAACCGTGGATGCGGAATAAAGCTGACGAACTCGCGGTCAACAACGGCTGCTGGTTTGATCCGATTCGTGCTGCCTACATGATTTGGTGGGTTGAGCGATACTGCCGACTCTATGAAGGGGAAGGTTTCGCCGACAAGCCGGTCATCATGTTGTCGCACGTGGATCAGCCGAACTACGAAGAGATTCCCGATCTGTTTCCCGTCTTCTATGGTGACGACGATCAGCCAGTTCCGGAGGTTGTGGACTTCTATTTGTCTCGCCTGAAGTGGCACAACGATCTGTTCCACAGTGGCCAGTTCATGCATTGGCAGTTCGAATGCCACGCTCGAATCTATGGCTGGCAGCGAGTTGCGGCTGAACGATGGCAGAGAGTCGGGTTGCAGCAGGTTCGACGATTTCGCACGGCCAGAGTCTGGATCCCAAAGAAGAGTGGCAAAACGCCATCACTGGCTTTTAACACGCTCTACCTGACTTGTGGTGATGGCGAACCCGGCGCCAAGACGTTCATTGCGGCGCTGGATGGTGCTCAGGCGATTCGAGTCTGGGAGCATGCGTATCAGATGCTGGTTCGGTCTCCGGAGCTTGCCGCAGCGTGCAAGCCGAACATGAACACGCATCAGGTGAAGTTCCATCCGACTACAAGCCATTTCGAACCGTTGTCGTCTGGCAACATTAACAATCAGAAGTCGAAGGAAGGTCTGAACGGGAACGTGATCGTCGATGAGACTCACGTTGTGACGCGACCGTTCATGAAGATTCTGGAGTTTGCCGGAGCTTCACGTCCTCAGCCCTTAAACCTTGCGTATTCGACCGCGGGCAACAACCCTGAAGGATTCGGCAAAGGCGAATGGGACGTCGGCGAAGAAGTCAACGAAGGCAAGCGGGCACTCGATGACTTCTTCCATCAGTCCTACAATGCGCCACAGCGTTTGTCGGCGGAGGAAGCGAAGAAGGATCCGGAGGCCTACATTCGGATGGCTAATCCGTCGCTCGGTCATACCGTTGGAATGGAAGAACTGTTGCCAGCGTTTCACAAGTCTGTGACTTCGCCGGCAGACTTCGCCGACTACATGATGTACCGCCTAAACGTTTGGCAGCACGCCAAACAGGGCTGGCTGGCTCCCGGAGTTTGGGCCGGATGCGGTGGTCATAAGTTCGATCAGAAGGAATTGTCAGAGCGGCAGTGGGTTTTGGGTTTGGACCTCGCCAGGAAGTTCGACCTCGCCGCCGCTGTTCCAACGTCACCAAACAAGAACGAGTCAATCGACATTGTTGATCCGATGTTCTGGTGCAACGAGGCGAGAATCAAGGAACTCGCGATCCATCACCCGGTTGTGCTGCAGTGGGTCGAACAGGGATTGATTCGGGTCAACCCGGGGAACGTAACCGATCTTCGCGTCATCAAGCGAGACCTCAGAGACTTCTGTCATCGGCGGCAGGTGGTCGGGATCGTCTACGACGCCACGTATGCCGAATCGCTGATACAGGATTTGCTCGAAGGCGAGTTCGGTCCGGACGGCACGTTGATGTTCGAAGGACTGGCGATCGGCGAACAGGCAATTTCGCAGGGCATGCTGACTCAGACTGGACCAGTCGCAGACTTTGAAAACGATCTCAAACGCGGCGCCATCAGGCATGAGGACAATCCGGTCCTCACGTGGCAGTTCGGGCATGCGACTGTCAAGGAGGATGCTCGAGGACATCGCCTGATTCAGAAGGAGGACCGTAAGTCATTTCGTACGGTCGACGGTTGCCAGGCCTCGGTCATGTCTCGGTGGGGAGCGTTGGACAACAAAGAGTGGGAAATTCAGACGCTGAACTTCTACGACGACAATCCGGTGGAGTACGTATGACGCCACACGATGAGAAGCCGCCGAGCGATCTGATTGAAAGGTCCGAAGCTTTGAAGATAGCTGGTGTTTCGGATCGACGATTGAGAGCCGCTATCGACGCTGGACGCGTGCAGGCGTGGAGTTTCGACGAACCGAAGTATCGTGGTCGTGCTGGAACGCGAACCGTGCAAATGGTTTCACGTGCGCAAGTGACAGAGTTCTTTCAGTCAAAGGAATCAGCTTCGCCGCAATTCGTGGTTGATGAGTCTTTGGTCGGAACTCATCTCTGCAAGATTACTTTGCGGCTAAACACGCCAAACGCTGTGGGGTCTGCATTGGTTTCGGCGATCGGTGGCAGCGAGTCGCCACCGCTTCACCACGATTTGTTTTTGCGACTGACGTCTCAGCAGGTTCGGGATCTGCAAGACGGGCGTCAACATGGGAAGTTCGTGGCCGTCATGCGAGGCCACGGTTTGGATGTGGCAGATTACGTTTGTTATGTGGTAGGTCGATGAAACGTCATAGAAGGGCTAGTAAAATGTCGTCTTCGATTCGTTGGCATCAGTTCGTAAAGGTCCATATTCCGGGATCAGGAGTCTTGCACGGTCCGGAAATTGTGCTTCCGGTCGAACCGTTCCCAGGGTTGTGCGTCGGTGAAATGGTCGTGAACAAAGTCATGGTTTTGCAAGGCGGAGACCCGGCGGGAAACTGTATCGAGTATATGCCGATCACTCTCGCTCACGCCGAACATTTGCAAAAACGCGGATGGGAGCGGAGGTCGAACGCAGCGCCAGCAGACCGAAAGCCGCAACGTCCGAAGGTTCCGGCCTAAAGGTCCGCCAGTCATAATTTGGCAAATCTGACGTCTCAAAGCACTGGAAAAGGGTACAATGGAAACGACTCCGCAGGTGAAAAAACGATGGTCGGGCTTGACAGTTGCAAACCTCTGTTGTTTTGCAGGTTCTGCCATGGTAGTCTATGCTGCATTCTTGCTACATAGTGCCGCCGGTTTCGCCATTTCTGGCGGCATCCTGTTTAGTTACGGAGTCCTCAGTCACAGGATGACAACCGACCGTGCTGCCAGACCTCGCTGAGTTTTTCAACAGACTGCTGCCAGCCCGGCGTGGTAATGCGCGTTCGGCTGGAAGTCTGGAAGATCCACGAGTCAGCCTTGACGATCCGGCTTTCTGGGAGACGCTAGGGCATCAGCGAGCGGACAGCGGACTGTCGATCGGTCCCGAAGAAGCCCTGCGTTTTGGTCCGGTCTATCAGTGTCTGGAAATCAAGTCAGCGGATGTTGGCGCAGCCACCCTGCACTGTCACAAAAACGACGTGGAACCCGGTGCTGACGATATCGACTACAACCAGTCGTGCGAGCGAGTCTGTTCTCTGCAATGGAACGACTTGACTCCAGCCAATGAAGGCTGGCAAAACCTCGTTTTTCACCACCAGTTGTTCGGAAACGGGTACGCCTACATTGGCCGACAAGGCGGGGCTCCAAACGGTCCGATTCAGTGGATGGCAAATCTGGTCCCGACCGCCGTCACGCCACTGATCGACAAAGACACCGGCGCATTGGTCTATGAACTGATGCTGGACGGCGAAGTCCATATCTTGAATCACTGGGAAGTCTTTCACCTGAAAGGCCTGTCACTTGGTGGCGGCAAGGCTCTTTCCTGTATCAACCTGATGCGGAATGAGCTCGGTCTGGCGTTGGCCGGAAAGCTGTATCTGTCCAAGTTCTTTGAGCGTGGCGGGCATCACGGCGGGATCCTTAGTATTCCTCCCGGCACCACACCAAAGAGCGTGGAAAATCTGGAGAAAGGCGTCGCTAAGCGGTCAAGCCCGGCAAACTGGTTCAAGACGCTGGTGTTGCGTGAAGGTGCTCAATGGCACTCCGCGACGGTGGATCCGCGTGCTGCGCAGATGCACGAGCTCAACGACGACGAAGCCCGGGCCGTCTGTCACTTCTTCAACATGCCGCCCTGGAAGCTGGGTTTGCGAAACTCCGAGTCCTACAACTCGGCTGAGCAGGCTGCTAAAGCCTATATCATGGGAAGCTTATTGCACGTCACGTCCCGAATTCAGGGCGAAGCGAACATTAAGCTTCTCAGTGAGCGAACCCGCCGCGCACGGTCTCACCGGTTCGAACACAACTTTTCCAAGCTCGTCGAAGCGGACATCAAGACGCTCAACGAGGTGCTCGCGATTCAGCGCCAGAACGAGGTCATCAACGCCAACGACTGGCGGAAGAAAATCAATCTCCCTGCCCGCGCGGACGAAAAGGCGAGCGAGTATTACAACCCGAGCACTCGAGGCCAGACGGACCGACCGGCCGAAACGAGTCAGGCGGGAACGTCGCGTTCCCGGTCGACTGATGACACGGAAGATCCTGAAGACACAGACACGCAGTCAGCCGCCACGCCGTCGAAGTCTCACAAGCGACTACTCGACCAGGCGGTTTCGCGTGCTGCCAAGCGATTGGCGACCGTGTGCCAGAACAAGGCTCGGAAGCCAAACGATCTGCTGGCGTGGTGTGACAGCAAAGCTGTTGATCACCAGTCGATTGTCGATGAAGAACTGGACGTGTCACTGAGTTGCGTAGTGAACGAACAAAAGGCATCTTTGTTGATGCTGGCCAGTCGGCAATGGCTGACAGGTGTTTTGACTGCTGGCGTGAGTGTCTTTCTGGAGCCACCACACAAGCCGGCGGAGTTGGAAGGGAACGTGAAGGCGTTTCTGGCAGAGTTTCAGCAAACTGTCACGGACCTGTGGCATAAGGAGATATTCAATGCGATCTGATCGTTTTCGCCAGTTTTTCAGTGCAGCCGCCGATAAGTCCCGACTGTTCCGCAACTCCGATGGCCAGCCGTTCGCACGAGTGACTGAGAGTTCATTGCAATGCAAGTTGGAAGTCGTCGAAAATGAGGTCACCACACTCGTAATCATGATGCATGATTCCATTGGTGATTCATGGGTTGGGCTGGATTCGAACACAGTTGTCGCCGAAATCAAAAAGCACGCCGACAAGGAACTCGCCTTCGACATCAACAGTTTCGGCGGATCGGCCTACGATGGCATTGCCATCTACAATGCAGCCGCACAGCACCCGAAGAAGGTCACGGCGAATATCACGGGCATCGGCTACAGTGCCGCTTCCATTATTCCGATGGCCGCAGACGTCATAAACATCGCGGAAAATGGTTCGCTCGGCATCCACCCTGCCTGGCTTTACACCATGGGCAACCGGTTTGCCTTGCGTGATAGCGCAAACTGGCTGGAAACTCTGGACGGACAGATTATCGACACGTACGCCGCCAGGACCGGGCGAACACGTGACGAAATCGTGAAGTGGTTTGAGGGCGAGAATCACGACGGAACAGTTTTCAGCGGCAAGCAGGCTGTGGAATACGGTTTCGCGGACGCATTGATTAAGCTGAAGACTCGCAAAAAAGAAGAGTCTGGCGAATCCAATGCGAGCGGCAGTGAGAAGCCAGCGAACGACATTCAGTCGAGACTGCAGTCCATGAGCAGCCGTCACGCTGCTGCGTTGCGGGCTGAAAAGTTGAACGCAATCCGGAGCCAACTCGCTTCACGGTTCGGCTGATGGCTTATTGTTCTTGACGCAAGTTCCTGCCGAATGTACCATTGATGCGACATTGTGACGCCAACGGGCATTCGAAGTGTTTGATTCACTCTGATTGATGAGGGTTTTGCTGTGCTCGGATTACTGAACAACACAAAGATTGTGCGTCACAATGCAGGGGCGGCTGCTGGAACCTCCACAATTACGCCAACGGCTGGCATTGACATGCAAGGCTTTAACTCTTGCCTGTTTCTGACGATGCTCGGCACTGTCACCTCGACGGGTGTTCCAGCAATCAAGGTGCAGCAGTCAAGCGACGATGGTGCAACTGACGCGTACAGTGACTTGGAGGCGTCAGCATTCGCCGCTACTGATACCGATGATGATAAGATCATCGCCGTTGAGGTCATGCGGCCAACCAAACGCTATCTCAAGCTGATTCTAACCCGCACAACTGCCAACGTTGTGCTGGATGGCATCGTCGCGATCCTTGGGAATCCGCAGGTTGTGCCAGTCACTCAGTCAACTATTGGAAACGAGGTTCTCGTCGCGCCAAACGAAGGCACGGCGTAACCGACCGCAAAACCTAAAGGGAAGCCTGCCGTGTTTGGCTCTATGCCAGCACGGCAGGCATGATACAACGACGCAGTGGAGAGGCATCTGGTGACCTCGTCGGCCTCATAAGCCGGAAGATGCGGGTTCAAATCCCGTCACTGCCACTTCAGCCGTGTGGCTGATCTCAATTCGAAAGCATGCCGGATCGGTCTTCACCGCCATGGCATAGGTGATCTGCTGCCGAGTCTTCACGAGGCGGACGACTACCAACGATTTTCTGTTTCACAGGAAGTCGCTGGCCGGCGTCCGCCTTGTTGCTTTGCCGTCCAGTGACATAGTCACGAGGACCGACTCGCAATGACCAAGATCACCGACCCAAATCAGTTGGCCGCTCTGCAAGACAAGCGGTTGAAGCTCCACGACGAGATGAAGGCTTACCACACCGAGCACGAGAAAACGTGGTCGGCTGAGCACGACACCGTCTTTTCCAAGATGGAAGCCGACTACGACGCTGTGTACTCACAGCTCGACGCCCACATCAAGGCGTGTGAATCCGAAGCGACTTCCGCCGAGAACGCCGCTCGTCGTCTGGAGAAAATCAATCAGATGGCCGGTCACGGCAATCGGTTTGAGTCCAGCCAGAAGAACCGCCTGATTTCCGGCGGTGGCGATTTCCGCACCGGTCGTGACGGCCGAATCACCGATGGCGTCTTGAAGGGAATGACTACCACTCAGGTTGGCGCTCTGGCGTTTGCTGCGTGGCTCTCTGGCCGGTCTGACGCTGCAGCGCAAGCGGCTTGCCAGCACCTGAACTTCAACCCTGCCGTTCGGGAAATCTCCTGCGGCCTGTTGGATACGGGCGACTTCATCCCGCTGCAGAATGCCGTTCGTTCCGGTAACACGGACGAATTCATGAACTCGCTCGGAAGCAACGTTGGTTCCACTGGCGGCTATCTGTTCGGGACGACTTTCGTCAACCGTCTCGAAATTGCCATGATTGCCAGTTCCGGCATCATGGAAGCTGCTGACGTGATCCGTACGGAAACCGGCGAGGAAATGCGCTGGCCGACTGCGGATGACACCGCAAACAAGGGCCGTCAGATTGGCGAAGCCCGCGACGTTGCCGATCTCGATCCGAGCTTCGGGAACACTCTGTGGTACGCCCACAAGTTCACGTCGGACATGATCAAAGTTCCGTACGAACTGATGCAGGACAATGCCGTCGGTCTGGAAAACGTCATCCCGCAAATGCTGGGTGAACGCCTGGGCCGCATCCTGAACGAAAAAGGCACCACCGGAGACGGTGCCTCGACGATGTGGGGGATCGTTACCCGTGCTGTGACTGGCAAGACTGCGGCCGGAGCTGCTGCAATCGTGTTCGATGAAATCATCGACCTCGAGCACAGCGTGAACCGTGCGATCCGAGCAAACCGTGCGGCTTGCTCGTACATGTTCAACGATGACACGTTGAAACTGGTCCGCAAGCTGAAGGATAGCCAGAACCGCTATCTGTGGCAGGCTGGCGCCAACACGGGAGCGCCGGACACGATGAACAACTACCGCTACATCATCAACGATGATATGGCGAACGCTGCTTCAGGCGTGAAGTCCATGCTGTTCGGCCGCTTGTCCTCTTACAAGCTGCGAATGGTCGGTCAGGTTCGATTCCGCCGACTGGCTGAACGATACGCCGAAAGCGACCAGGAGGCGTTCATCGCTTTCGTTCGTGCGGACGGCAACCTGCTGAACGCTGGCGACAACCCTGTGAAGTCGCTGACTCATCCGTAGTCAACGGTGAGTGACTGAATGACGCGAGGTGGCGGTGATTGCCGCCACCTCTTTTGACCTGTTTCGTTCCAGATCGTTAGAGAAAGAATCCAGATGCCAGAAACTACGCCAGAATCCGCCGAAAGCGCCACGCCAACTAAGTCTGCGACTGCGACAAAGCCGGCAGTCAGCAAGCCTGCGGCCAAAACCGTGCCCACGACCAAGCCGACTGATGTGGTGAAGGTCAAGATGCTCACCAGTCAGGCCGGTTACCATCAGGTTCCCGTGCTTGATGCTGCTGGTCAGCAGGTGCTGCGGGATGATGGGATTCCAGTGACGAGGAACGGCCACGAATTCGTTCGCAATCCGAATCAGGAATACGAGATGCCAGCGTACGAGGCTGATCGGCTGATCGACGCCGGTTACGCCATCCTCGTTGGTTAATCGGCAATATCGCAGACCTCCACGGGTTATCACATGAGCCTGAAGCGAATCACCGCAATGCGTCCTGCACTTTCCCCCGGGGAAGTGCGTTCGCATCTGCGCAGCTTCAACGTCGAAGAGACGGAACTCATTAGTGCATACCTGTTGGCAGCTCAGCAGGATATTGAGATCCAGTGCGAACGATCAATTGTGATGGCAAAGTATCGACTCACGCTACCACGTTTTCCATGGGGAACGTCTGGCGAAGTCAGAGCGTTGCCGTTCGACACCGATGAATTCCGTCATGACACAGATGGTTCTGCCGTCTGTCTCAACATGGTTCCGACTGCAAAAATTGATTCCATCACGTACTACGATGCTTACAACGAACAGCAAGAGTACGACGATTGGAATTTGTTTGCGGATTCGGAGCCTGGGGAACTACGGCAGGCCTTGGATACCTCCTGGCCGACAACGATCCAGCGCAGGGACGCGGTCACGATCACATTTTGGGCCGGTCAGATTGTTCCGTTGACGGTCGACTTGGCGACGGACACGTTCACAAGCGTGACCGGTTACCCGTTTGTTAACGGCGACGAAATCACAATCTCCAAGAGTGGCAACAGCAATCCAGACATTGGCGATGTGGCTGCACTTCCAGACGGCGTGACAGCTCAGACAACCTATTACGTGCGAGACGTCTCCGGCAACTCGTTCAAAATTGCCGCTTCGTCTGGTGGCGCGGCGGTGGGTCTGGCATCGCCTCCCGCCGACGGAGCGGCAATTGATCTGCTGTTCGCTGGTGAGATTGACCCATTCCACCGTTTGGCTTTGCTGCAAATCACAGCGAAGGCTTACGGTGAACGGTGTCCGGAGGGCGGTTGTGTCTGCTCTGCGTCGGATTTTGAATCCAATCCAATGCTGAGGCGTCTGAAATGGCGTCCTCCAGTTCAGTTCATGGGGTGATGCATGGCAAAGAAACGCGAATGCCACATCCCTTGTCCGTCCGACTATGACAAGCTGGTTGTTTTCCTAAAGGCACCCGATGAACTCAACGACAACCAGGAAATTGAAGCCCGAGATTGGTCCGACTGGACAGTCACCGGCCGAGCGTATGCAAAAATCCATACGACAGGCAGCAGGTCCGTCAATTTCGCTCAACAGAGTCACCAGCAGGTCGATTCCGTTGTCGAATGTTCATGGAACGCAGTCACCCGGCGGATCACAGGAAGCCACGCGATCCGGAGAGTGAACTTCGACGGATCTTTCGTCTATCGCCATATTCTGGAAGCCATCAACGTCGACGAAAACAATGTCACCATGCGGTTTCTGTGTCGCACGACCACGCAAAGCGGAATGCAGGAAGTATGAACACACGAAATCAACAACGTCGCCGCGGAACTTCTGGTGCTGGCGCCATCACGTTTGACATGGATTTCAGCGGCATCGAAGGCATCCAGGAACTGATGCGTGCGATGCCTGCGACACTCCGCAACGGAATTGTGCAGCCGATCGTGAACGAGATCGTCAAAGCCGGTGCTCGCATGGCCAAAGTAAACCTCGTTCGGATGCTGCCAAAACGCGACCCTGACACCCGTCGCTGGGACAGGCCGACCGGTGCTTTGCGGGACTCGCTCGGTTCGAAAGTGGTCCCGTTGTCTCGGATGCGGAACAAGAACCTCGTGTTCGGCCTGTATGGGGCACGTCTGGATTTCCGCGTGTCGAAGCAGACGCAACGCAACGTCGAAAGTATTCGCGGCCGTGGTCAGCGTGTTGGCCGTCTCGCTCGCAACACGCCAAAGGGCACAGTCATCGCCCCTTACAAATACATTCACTTGGTGGAGAAGGGACATAGGGGAGCCCCGCAGGTCAATATTCCTCCCGCCAGACCGTATCCGTTCATGGCGACGACTCGACTTGCACTCAATGCCATCATTCCGACAATCATCAGGCAGAAATTTGCCACGTTGTATCCTCAGCAGATGTCGAAGCTGACCAGACGCTACCTGCGACGTGCTGGAATTCACGGCGCGGTGGGGAGGGCTTGACGTGGTGACGGAAACGACTGACAAGTCGGAACTGATCATGCCGGCGATCCTGAAACACCTGATAGGGCACAAGTCCGTGCAGGACGCTTTGGGCCGGAACCCTTGCAAGGTCTTTCCCGGCGACGTCCCGCAAGAGGTCGAAAATACGAAGATCCGTCCGCCATGGTTGAACCTGGAACGGGGAGACTGGCAGGAAGAAATGACCTTTTCTGGCGGAACCGGTTGCTTTCGATGCACGACGGCAATTGTCGTCGTGCATCAGACAATCCAGAAGGCAAGTGCGGTCTATGCGGCCGTGCGGAAAATCTGCGATGGGAAGTATTCTGTCACGTGGGGTGACAAGTTGTGGATTGGCGAAAGCCAGATGAATGTTGGTCAACAGGTGCCGCTTCTTGAAGCTGACGGAAGTCCTTCGAAGTGGCAACAGTTGGTGGGTGAGTTGTTTCTCCTGTGTCATGTTTTGGATTAGTCACGAACTGTCAGGTTCGGACGTTTACGGAGGATTGAATTATGTGCCAGAGCGGCATGGGCGTGACAATCGCCTTCGAGGACAGTGAGTTTGCAGGCAAGGTGACCGGCATCAGTGGCGGTGACCTTGTGCGTGAGTGGTACGACTCCACGCATTTCGGATCAGCAGCCGGAACCGATTTTGACGGTCTGCGCTGGATGGAACAGTGCCCTGGGGATCTTGGTAGCGTGAACGACATTGTCGTCGAGATTCTTTACGACATGGACCTTCTGCCACCAATTGACCAGCCAGTCGAAGAGATCACCATTCAAAGCCCACCGAAAGCCGGTCAGACGACTGGCGCGAGACTGGTGTTTCAAGGTGGTATGTCTCAGTATGGCGGTGCATCATTCGCAATGCGAGACCTCCGACGTGGCCAGTACACTCTCAAAGTGACTGGACCGCCTGAGTTCACTGCCGGAGCGGCGTAAGCTTGCAGTCGCAATAATGCGACATTATGTTTAGAATGCTCGGTCGGAAGGCCCACCGGCCGAGCATTTTGTGTTTCCAGACAACCAGAAGGATTCAGGCATGTTGACGGCAGAGGCGATTCGCCAGAAAACCACGACGGGACCAAAACTGCATAAGGTCACCGTGAAGGCGTGGGGTGACGAAGTCACTGTATTGCAGGAAATCGACGGGCTTCAGTCCTATGAGTGGGACAAGGCCAGCATGGAACGACTGAAAGACGATCGTTACGCCATGGAATACGGCACCGGTGCTGAGCATTTGGTTCGGCTGTGCTTGGTGACCTGTGATCTTGACGACAGCGGTGAACCAGTTTCCGGGACTCAGAAACGTGTGTTCGCAGATTCCCGTGCCGACATTCTGGCCGTGCGACGTCTTGGCGCGGCACTGACGGAGTTGTACGGCAAGTGCCTGCGAATCAACCGCATGCGAGTGAAGGATGAGGAAGAGACGGAAAAAAACTCAGGGCCAGTCCCAAGCTCAGATTCTGGTGCCACCTCGCCAACCGGTGGGGATGCTCAGTAAAGGAAGCGATGTCGCGGAGTGATCCGGAAGATGCGGCACTCCGATGGCAGGCGTTTCTGATTGATGGGTTTGATGACTGGCTCCCGGCGGCGACGATTACGGCAGCTCAGTATCCCAAGGCGAACGCTCGGCAAATTCTGCGTGGGATGATCTCTGATTTTTACTACCCGGATGGAGTCGAGCAAACTGACGATCAGATTGAGGCGTGGATGCACAGTTATGCACTCAACACGAATGCGATTGTGCGAGACCCGAAAACTGGTGAAGTGCTTGGAAGGATGCGAGACCTGCAGAAGGATAAGGACGGCAACAAGCGGCAGGCGAAAGTCCCACCGCCGGTTGTCGACAAGGTTAGAGCTCGCAAGTTGTCAAAGCGAAAGGCCAAAGAACAGAACAAGGCCTGACGCTGCGTGGTGGATTGAGTCTGGTTGAGTCACAATTCTGAACGTGGTGCTGAACGATGGTAAGCTCAATCGGTGGTGGTTTCGAAACCTCAATCATGATGGACGTCTCAGGCGTCCGGATGGCCACCGAACGAGGCGTCGAGTATCTGGACAACCTTGCCGGATCCGCAACGCGACTCGGTCAGTCGTTCAACGCGTCGAGTGGTGACACGGACAGTCTGGTGGAAGCACTCCGCCGTGCCGCTGGCATGGTGGAGCTTCTCAGTGCCAAAATGCTGTCTCAGCAGATTGCCACCGACAAGGCTCGCCTAGCCACGCGAGAATACGCGAAGGAAGCCGTAAAGGCTGCGGAGAACCAGCGTTCTCTGACTCAAATGATGATGGGCGGTTCTCTCGCAGCAACTCGTCAGGCTGAGGAAGCTGCTGCTGCACTGGCAAAGTACAACGAGAACCTCGCCCGCAGTCGGCAGCTTCAGTCAAGCGGTTCGATCGGCGATTCACGGTCTCTGACGGCTGCAATCATGGGCGGTTCACTTGCCGCAGGCCGTGTTCCTGATTCGCGACTGTCTGCCATGGCGTCAGGCGGTGGTGCTGGTGAGATTAACGGCCCATTGTCCCGGATGATGGGCGGGAGTTCCGGCGTGGCCGCAGAGAACGCCATTGCGGATGCTCGCCGGCAACGGTTGCAGGAATCGCTGGCGTTGCAGGATGCGTTTGAGCGTCGCCGAGAAGCGGCTCACCGTGCAGAACTCCGGCAGATCGAAGACACCGAACGATTCCGGCAGCAAGGCATTCAGCAGCGCGCCAGAATGGAGGAAGAAGCAGCAGAGCGTCGCCAGCAGTACCTGCGCGAGACTCAGGAGATCGAGGACAAATTCGCACAGCGAAACCGTTCGGCCTACAGAGCTCAGTTACGCCAAGAAGAAGACGCAAGGCGGTTCCGTGCTGGCGCCAGAGATCCACTGCGAACCACGTCCGAAAACATTTCCCCGGGCTTTCGTGCTGCTGCGCGTGATGCTGTGCTCTGGGAGCGTGGCCGGGAGGCTCAGGAGAAGGCAGAACTCTCAGTCCGCCGCATGAAGGCAATGCTGAGTCCAATGGTCGAAATGGAAATGCGACTGGCGGACGAAGCAAAAGACTTTGCGGACCAGTTGGACCTCGCCGTCCGGTCGGGGCATGTTTCGCTGGCAAATGCCAAGTTGATGACGGCGGAGTTTGCCGAGCAACAGAAACTGCTAATGCAAAATGCCCAACAGCAGCAAGCCGGATTCCTCGGCATGCGGCGTATGGGATTCGCAGCACAGCAATTCGGTTACGCGATCGAAGATGCCGCGAGCATGTACGGCACGATGGGTTTGTCCGGGGCATTCCGTGCCGCCGGCAACAACCTGACTGCCATGGCCGCAACTATGGGGCCACAAGTTGGCGTCGCTGCGTCCATCGCCGCCGCTGTGGCGTCAATCGGTCTGCATTGGTGGGAGACTAAGAAGGCTGCGGAGGAAACGGCAAAGGCGAACGAGGAAGTGCTCGACCTGACCGAGCGGATCGGCGACCACTCGGAATACATTTCCGAGATGAATGCTCAGATTCACAAGGCCAGAACTGCGGATCATGAGGAGTTAAACTCCATGTATGAACGCAATCTGGAACAGCTTCGTGAAATTGCCACACTGGAAGATTCTCGGCTCAATACCTCAAAGCAACTTCTGAATCTGACTGCAGAACAGAATGCGTTGCGGGAAATCGAGGGCCGTATCGCTCAGGACAACGCTCAGTGGTACGAAGAACAGTTTCGCTGGACGTTTGCTATCGGTCGTTATCTCAGAGATGCCGCCATCGGCGTCGGTTCCGGTATTGCCGGATTCTTCGAGAGTGAACAGGCCGCAAACTTGGCGGAAGAACGCTTCAATCAGGAAGCCAGAATTGCCATCGAGGTACAGCGTCAGGAAAACGCACTGAAAAAGGCAAACTCTGAGGAACAGAAGCGACTGAACCTGTTGAACGCACAGTCCAATGTGTTGCGAGAGCAGTCTCGAGCGATGAACGGCGAAATGGCGTTCGGCGGTTTTGCTCCAGGCATGCAGGGCGGTCAAGCCATCGCGGCTCGGGACCGTCGTGCCGGCGATATCGACGTGACTCGGTTCGGCAATGAAGCCATCATGGCTCACCACCACGCCAGAATCACGGCAGAGCGTGATATGTTGCTGATGGCTGAACAGCACACAGCGTCCGTGCAGCAGCGTGAGCGATATCAGCAGCGTATCGTCGAACTTAATAACCAACTTCTTCAGATCGACGAGGTTCGTGTCAATCTGAATCAGGCCGGAGAAGAGGCCGCGCGAGATCTTGAGTCCACACTCACAGGTCGATACGAGGCGATGAACGAGGAACTGCGGATCAGCAACGAACGGTTGCGGGTTGAGCAGGAAATCAATCAGCAAATAGACATTGCACAGCGTTCCGGTCACATGACGGCCGAACAGGCCGCCGCATACCGTCAGGAAATGGAACGCGTGTTCCGCTTAGAAGAAGAGAACCGAGCCGCTGAAAAGGAAATGGAACGGTTAAAGGAAGCGGAAAGCAGGCTTCTTCGATCGGCAACCGAAACTCTGTCCCCTGCTGGCGTCGTCTCAGGACTGACTCGTGGTTCAGACGAAACACGCAGGTTCCTAGAACAGGAACGAATGCGAAGCATGGCACAGAAGGACGCAGAACCTGTTGTCGCGGAACTGAAGCTGCTGCGTGAGGAAATGAAGAAACAGCGAGCAATCCTTGAACGCAACGCTCAGGCGGCGCCAGCAGTGGCGGAAATGTTTTAGTACGGGGTTTCGTTGGCCTTAGCATTCAGAATGAAGGAAACATGCACAGTCCCGGGCAGCGAATGAAACGCATATCTGACGTCGTCGACGGTCACCTCATGGCGTTTGCCAATCTGCATCAAGGCTGGTCGATGCGTTCGCCATTCTTCCATTATCTGTTGGCGTTGCTTCTCTGTATGGTTGCTGGATGCGAGCAACGCTGTCAGGCAGGATTCCAGAACGTCGAGCGACTTGTCCCGACTCGGATGAGCTTCCTGCTTGTGGAACGGTACGCCGAAATGAGCCGTCTGAATCACCATGGCGTCGCCAACGACGTTCATTGTCATTCGAACGCCGAGCTTCTTCGAAGAGATCAATACAGCCTCGGCAGTGAGTCCCTCGGCCCGACGTGTCGGATGGTTTTCTCTCACGTCCGTGATTTTGGGTTTCATCGGTTCGGACGAATCTTCTTTCAGCCGCTCCAGAAACGTGGTGGCGCAATCGCGGGCGGCGTCGGCCCGATCCTTCGCCGTCAGTGGCGGACCGCTCGAGACGATCCCGGTTGTCAGTGCCATGATCACAATGGACAGATTCAGCATTTCTTTTTCTCCGGTGAAGTCAAATGAGTGTAATCAGTTTTAAACGCCTGATCGGCTCCCGTTCCGGAGGCTTGAACGATCAAGGAATTTGGGAAATTCGCGAAACATGGCAGGCGACGTGGGCAGACGAAGTGGTCGACCCATTGGCGTTTCTCGGTGACCCAGAGTTGCCGTCGATCGGCACAGAGCACCCTGAGAACAGCCTTTTGTACTTGAAAGGCGTTTCGAACTTCAGTCCGCCGATTGACAAAAGCTTGAGGGCGTTAGATTTTACGCTTGTTTGGGCCACAAATGGAATCGCAGCCGCAGAACGGCATGATCCAGACCGCTACGTCGATAGCATTCGCGCCACCAAGTCGTGGGGACATCGTGTCATTCAGGAACCGGTAGAAAAGGCGTTCGTCAGCGATGACGACGGCGCCACGTGGTCAACCGACGAACTGCCCGTTGAAAACACGGTCGACGATCTGTTCATTCCCGGAATCATCCGCAATCGTTACCTGTCGACCTGCAAATACAGCCGCAACGAGCTGGTGGTGCCGGTCACAGTGCTGGAACTGCCAGGCCTAGTAAACAACGACGCTTTCACGCTCGACGGCCGATCCGTGGCGATTGGTCAGGCATTGATAATGGCGGCACCAGTTTCAGTTCCAAAGCGATTTGAGACGTACGAGTTCCGCACGGTCGATTACGAAATCATGCTTCGCGAAGAGGGGTGGGACGAAAGCCTTCTCAATCGCGGGTTCTATTGCTTTGACGCCACGAACGGCGTCAAGAAACGATGCATGATCAAGAACGGACTGGCCGACGGTTCGACAGATGAACGTCCATACGTCTTCGCCGAGGAAGCTGTTTCTCTGGATGAAAACGGCGTGGATCGTACTCAGTATCTGGATCCAGACACGTTTGTTCCGCATTTTCGCAGGTTTCGCTATCTGCAAAGAACATCATTCACCGCACTCGGATTTACGTAGTGCCGTGTGAATTCTCCTGTATATTCCGGAAACTTCCCTTTTGTTGAATCCATAGTGTCGCAATAATGCAACACTGTGGATTCTTTCATTTGTGCTGGGTTCTCTCATGGCAGACGACAAAAAAGCATTTTTGGTTGGACAAAGATCGTTCGTCCGCATTGCCAATGCCACGCGTGAGGTGGAAACCGCAAGAGGACTGCCGAACGAACTTCGCGGTCCAAACCGGCGCCGGATCGTGCCCATCGTCGAAGGGATTCTGCTTGAAGATCTCGACGGCACCGATGATCCAAACGTGCCCACGTCAGCAAACTTCCAGATCAAGACCGCTATTCAAGTCGGAAACGGCTGGGCCAATGAACCGGCCCCCTCCATCGTCAAAGCCTATAACCGAACGCCAAATTCCTACTCAGCCGAAACTGCTGGCTTCGCCAAAGAGCTGTATCAGGACAAGTGGTACTTCTACGTCGGTGGCGGCAAGAGCGCTCAATTCGCGTTTGGAATTTTATCGCAGGACTCAGGACAAGCAGATTCACTACTGCCAGTCACCTTATACGAGACCGCAGATCTTGCAACATTCAGTGCTGTGTCCTGTGGGCCAGCACTCACCGGTTCCGGCAGTGGATCGGGCAGCGGCTCCGGGGGCAGTGGAGACACGTCGTTTCTGGACATGAATTTTAGTCTTTGCAATGAGATCGGCGTGGAGATGGTACTCGTTCCTGCCGGGTACAAGGCGGGGAAAGTCGGCGTGGCAAAGTGGCCGACATGCGATGGGTTTGCCAGTGGATCAGGAAGCGGATCCGGCAGTGGCAGTGGCAGTGGCAGCGGATCGAACGCTGATGGATGGAACGGCTGGGTCGTGATGTTCGGGAAGCGAATGCGGTGTGTCGCAGAGATTCCGAAGAAGATCGAGTGTTGCCCAATCACCGGGATTAAGATCACTCAGTACGCGAGGATCTGGTACTTTGGCGGCGCACTGGCTGACAGGTTTGATCCATGCTCATCATCTGGATCTGGTAGCGGATCAGGGAGTGGGTCATGACAGGCATCTGTTGCCCGTGCGTCAAGTATCCGTGTGAGTGCCGACTTGAAGGACAGTCTGGTGGTGTGGCTGGAGCGGGAGCCGTGGGACCACCGGGAGGATGCGCAAACCTGACCGTCGCTTCTGGATCATTCCAGAACGAACCGTTCATTGCTGCCACCATTCCAGAGGCTATCAGAATGTGGCACCCTGATTGGGTGTGCCGCTACATGACGAGCTACGAATACAAGATCACAGCGTTCCCGCCGCTATGTATGGACCCAGACACTTCACGGCGAGTCGTGTACGTCAAGAAGACGACGCCTGTTCGATGGGAACCACTGGGAGCAGCAAACGACACACTGGAAGTTGAGGACTGGTACGTCGTTGTTTACACCAACAATCTTGCACCCGTGGCATTGGTGTCTATCAACTATAGCTATCAGCAGTGCTGCAAAAATGAAACGCCAGAGAATGCCGCAACATCACATCTGATATGGGTCAGGTTTCCAGGCACAAACTTTGGGCCTTGGAGTTACACACTGGAACTACGAAACCCAGTGACACTTGCAGCATACGGAGATTGCACAGCCGACGAGATAACTTCATGAAGTATCTATTCGAGTCAATCTTAGTTTGCATCGTGATTCTTATAGCAATCATCATCTCTCTCATCTGGTCAGGCGAAGCTGTATTCATGCAAGAGGAGTACAATGATTTCCTGAAGAGAGTGCATGAAGGGAAAGGCCTGTAATGACCATCAAGACAAAGATCATGCACGCTGATGGATCGGTGACACGCACAACCGGCAAGGTGGAATTGCCTGTGAACGTGACTGCCGTGCCACCACAGAAACGGCCGGGGAATGTCCTGCACCACCTGCTGAAACATCGCTACTCTGCAGAGATCGCACAATGCACATGCCAAGAGTGGATCGACCGGATGAACTTATGGGGTGTCGACGGATGCCGTGAACATACAGAGGAGATTGTTGATCATCTGTTTGAGGAGGCGTCTACAAGTGCCACTGTCTCTGTCCTGATCCGTGCCGCATTGAAAGTGCCAATCGTTGGCAAACTCGAAGGGAAACGGCAGTTAAGAAATCTCGTAAAGGAAGCGATTGAAATGGCAGAGTCAGCGCCGCACAGGGGAATGAGTGTTGAAGAGATAGCCGTTCGTCTTCACTCGCCCGCGCACGACTGGCCAGATGGATGGAGGGACTGGCCAGCGGTGATTGAGTATCATCGGCAGTTGCTGGCGAAGGAACTCGCAACGGCAAAGGCGATGTCTCTTCCATATCATCGAGAAAAATCACGGGCAATCCTAATTCCCGCTGGTGGACGCTGCCAGATCTACGACGCGAATGCCCCTCAGTTTTATTTCTGGGGAGCGTTCGCAGCAGCATGGACCTTGAGGCATCACGGCTGCACACTGCCAATTGAGTTCTGGTTTCTACCCGGCGAGATGGAGCAGATCGAACACGCTGAACTGTTTGCCAAGCAGGTAGCCGCGACATGCCATGTGGTCGATACGAGCGGAATGCGATGCGTCCATGGATGGCAGATTAAAATCAATGCGATCATGCAGAGTAAGCACACGCAGATCCTGCACCTTGACGCGGACAACATTGTCACACGAGACCCGTCCTATCTGTTCAAGTGCCAGGAATTCAAAGACAATGAAGCTATGTTTTGGGTCGACAA